CAGTACCTGTAGAAATATTTACTCTATTAGTATCGACTTCGGGGTCAATATAAAGTTCATTATCTATAACTCTATAATTAGTAAAAGTACCATCATTACCTGAGGGGGCTACTATGGAATTATTTAAACTATAAACAAAAAACTCAATGTAATCCGTTGTTAAATCATAAACACTATCTTCTGTTAATGACGTAATTAAACCTTCATCTTGAGGTGAATATACCTCAGTTGAAAATGTATTAGGATTTAATGATATTATATTAGTTTGATCCGCCATTTGCTAAGTCTGCTAATTGTTGTCTAGATTCTAGAAGTTGAGTTCTTAATGAGGTAATTTCTTCTGTTAATGCTTGTATTTCATCATTTAAAGGTTGATACCCTATATAATCAGTACTAGTAACTATAAGTGTTTCATGTGAATTTTCCCCAGTTTGTGGAATTTGGAAAAATAAACTATCGTAATCTTGAAAAAAATCTTCTACGGTTGGAAGAGTTTCTTCTGGGATAGATGATAAAGGGGGGATTAATTGACTAAATGAAGTGTCAATTACCTGTTCATATTGCTGTTTTGCAAATACATCTTTATTTAAATTTACTTTTTGCTCCATTACCCATTAATTACTTTGAAGTAATATTCATCATTATATATTGTAGTACTACCCCCAGCCTCAACTTTAACTAATACTTGATAATATCTTTCTGGTTCTAACCCATTCATATATAAATCAAAGTAGCTTGAAGTTGTATCTGCACTTATTTTAGTATAATCGTTATCAAAATCTACTACAAATTCGTTTGTATCTAAATCTTTCACAGCATACCATGCAGATGCAGAAGGTAGATAATGTTGTTTAGTATACAAAGAACCTGTTACGTACTCACGTTTAGGGTATTTTTCTCTTACGTTTAATCTAAATTTATTAATACTTTCAGCGTAGAAGATACCTGGATTTTCTGCTAAGGAAATGTAAATATTTTGTTGATCTAATACTGGTATTGCTGAGGAAGTAGCCCAAACTGAATCATCCCATCTAAATTCTAACTCTGGTGGATAAATTGTATTTGTATCAACACTATAATATTGCATTACAGGTTGAACCAATTTACTTGTATTAAATTCTGCACTACCTTCCCATTTAATTAAAAATCCGTGGTTTGGTAAAGCTGAACTTGTCCAAGCTTGAACAATATCATCTACAATAATATTTAAATCTTTATCGCTTCTAGGACCAAATGATGCTGTAATATTGAAATCTGTACCTCCAGATCCAGTATACCAAGCACCACCACCTATAGTAGCATAAGCTGCATTATATGAACCTGATGGAGTGCCATAATTGTCTGGGGTGTTAATTGGCCATTGGTTACTGTTAGCAAAGAATGGAGATTCCCAACATGCTCCATCTGTAGTTAAAGGTTGGTCTAAATAAGTACCCGTACCTTGATTCCATTCTAATTCCCCAGTAGCACCTCCTACAGCTACGGGCCATACTTCTAAAATAGAAGATTCAACAATCCCTTGAGCTGTTGCTATGTAAGAACGTAACCTAGTTTGGTAGGTTGTTGAACCAATAACGTCTTCGATTGTTGAGTTAATTTCATCATTATCAAATTGAATTAATGATCTAGCTACAGAAGGAGAACTATCAATTGCAAAGTTTAAATTTGAAACTTGATTAATAGGATCTATACCTGTATTCATTTTAGGGAACATTGAATACAAAGTAGTATCTTGGTATGGGAAAATTTTATATACTGCCATTTTATTTAATAGGATCTATGGTTCGTGCTTTTAATTCTGGGCTAGTAAAACTATCTGAGTATGTGTTTTGTGGTGTATAGGGTTGAGTTGTGGGGGATGTGACTATATCTTCCCCAACTTGAGTAGTGTATGATACATTAATAGGACCCCCCAGAGGGTTTGGGTTTTCTAGGTCTAAACTAGTTTTATTAAAGTCCGTTACTTTATCTTGGGTAACTTGTTGTGGGGCACTAGGATCAAATATAAGCCCAGTATCTACATTACCTTGGAATATTGCATCTGCTCCTATTCGTTTATTATATTTATCTAAAATTCCCATAATTACATATTTACTACTTTACCCTTAATATCGGTGTTAGGATATTTTACTTCAAAAATCATTGGATCTATTGAAGGATAAATTACATTATTTAATGTAGCTCCTGGTATATCATAAGCATATTTGGAATATCCTAAAGACTCACCTACTTTATTAGTAAGATTAATATTTTTTACTGTTTGGACCCCTTGAACTTTATCCAATAATAAAAATAATTCGCTTATTTGGATTGGTTCATTAATCTGCCAATTATTAATATTAAAGTATGTTTTAAGTTCAGCTAAACATGCCCTTAATACTTCATTACTATTAAAGTTAGGCCTAACAGTTATTTCAAAATTGACCCCTATGTTAATGATAAAAGCATCTTTAATATTAATTGAATCTCCTATTACTCTATACTGTGATAAATAAGTCTGTAGGTTTTGTTCTAAAGCTGTATCTGAAAGGGCTAATTGATTTTCAGGGTTAGAACTTAAAATATACAAAGTTAAGGTGGATGGAATTTCTCCTGGAAGGAGGGTATTTAGTTTGGTTTGTTCTATATATGCTTTAGATATTACTCCATATTTAGGAGGCATAGATAATGCTCTAACCAAATAATCATCTTGTGTCACACTACGTAATTGGGTTGCAAAATTAGATGTAGCATTTTGACGTATTTCTTCATTTGTATCACCATCACTACCCCCAGAAGCTGCTCTTGGGTTAGTTACTTGGAGTGAATTAAATGTATCATTTGCTAAATTACTAACTAAACCTGCAACTTGGAAATTTACTGTATTGTTTGAAAATGTTACTAAACTTCCAGCTGGGGCGTTTGCTGTTGCTCCACCCCCAGTTAAATATCTTACTGTTAATGTAGTATTTGAAGGGGCAATACCATAAGTATCTGTAAATATGAAATTTTGTGGTGAGTAGGCAGCTGTAAGTTTGTTTTTTTCAAAAGGTAAACCAATACCTACATTATTGGAATTTGGTGTTACTTCTTCGTTTACATCACTTGAAGTACCCGAACCAAATTGAATTTGTAGGGTAGTAGGTGATTGGAATCTAGTAGCAAATCTACGAGACACTTGTTTTAATTTAAGTAAGTATGGTGTGTCACCTTCTTGAGATGAGAAATTAGGATCGTTTGGATTTGTGTTTTTTATAGAATCAAACACCATTTCTTGTCCTAGATGAGGTACCTCATACCACACATTACCATCTGAATCTTTAATATCTAAAATACCAATAATATTATTTGCTGTAATAGTACGAGTATCAAATTCTTTAGGGGAAGAAAAAGTAAATTCTTTTTCAACAATAGTAGCTGAAATAGCTTTGCGTGTTTTTTTTAATAAAAAGCTATTAATAGTAGCTCCACTTTGTTCATATATAGAAACTGTTGTAGGATCCAATGATGATGAGGTATCGAAATCTACTGGGTCTTCTACTAAAAATTTAATATTAGTATTAGATGTAGATGTAATTTGAGAATTTTCTCCTATTAATAAAGCATAATTATAATCTGGGACTGTATTGGCTCCACTACCACTTGACGGTACAGTTTGATAAAAATCTATATCAGTTAAAGCTACACCAGTTACTTTAGGTTTATAACCCATCATGTAGGCTAAATCATATAAATTTTTAGCTTCACGAGCATATTGTAAAAAGGTTTCTTGAAATTGGTTATCTTGGTAAAATGATAAAACATCACCTACATACGAAGATAATTCCATAAACATCATACCTGGGGATGTCTCTGTAAAATCATTATACGTTGTTGGGAAATATGTTTTAGAATAGTTAATTAAATTCTGTCTAAGATTCCCAAAATCTCGATTAATATATTTTATGTCTCTATTTATAGCCATTAGTCAAAGGTTATATTTAATTCGTCAGTTATGCTAGTATTTTGTACACTATATTGTAATAATACATTTATAGTGTTTATGTCTACTTGGGTAGAGACTTCAAGATTTTCTATATTAACACTAGGAAAATAAGTACCTAGTTGAGATTGAATATCATCTTCAAGAAATTCTAAAGTATCATCCGAAATTTGTTGGAAAATAAATTGCCTTAAATTTCCTCCAAAATTTGGATTTAATGGACGCTCTCCTTTATTAGTTAAAAACCAATTGATTAAATTATTTTTAATTGATTCCTGTGTTGTAAAGGTAGTATTAAAACAAGCGTTTCCATTAAAAGGTAAAGATACCCCTACACCTACACTAGGTTTAAAATCAATTGGTGATATGGTTTGAGCGTTATAAGCCATTATTTATTTGTCATTAGACCCATAATTTGGTCTAAACCAACATTACCTTCAGGTAGGGATGAGCCTTCAGCTGTAGCAGGGCCCGCAGGTCTAAAGGTATTAGTATCTGCTGTTGTTAAATTCATATTTCCATTACCTGCTGCCATTTGAGATAACATTTGTTGTCTAAATGTTTT